CTTGGCGAGGTTTTTGGTAAAAATCAAAAAGTATTAGACACTTTCAATACTGCTATGGAGTTTTTAAGCATTACCTTTAATGACTTCTTTAAGTTTTTATCTAACAACATAAACACTGCTACAAGTTTTATGGATAAGATATTTGGCAATTCAGCAGTTCAACAAGTATTACAATTTGGTAAGATGCTTAGTGTAGAAATTATTACAAGAGTTAAAAATCTAATCCAAGGTATAGGAGGGCTAGGTAAGGCAATTGGAAAAGTATTTGATGGGGAATTTAAAGAAGCAGGAAAAGTAGCAGGCGAAGCCCTTAACAACTTAAAAGATGCAGTAATTGGTAATGTAGCAGAAACTGTACAAATGGAGCAAACCATTACTAAAGTAACTCAAAAGATCAAAGAATACACTAAGTCCACTTTAGATCAAGCAAAGGCAGTAGTTGGATTAAGAAATGAAAGTGAATTGGCAGCAGTTCAGGTTCAAGGATTAATTGAAGATTATGATAGACAAGCTGAAAAACTAAGACAGGTAAGAGATGATGAGAGTAAGACTTTTGAAGAAAGAATAGCAGCAAATAATAAGCTAGGGGAAGTTCTTAAAGAACAAGAAAAAGAAATGCTCAAGTTGGTAGATATTCAAATTGCTTCAGCTCAGGCAGATGTAAATAAGAATAACAACTTAGAAAATCAAATTAAGTTACAAGAAGCGTTAAATGAAAAGAAAGGAGTGTTAGCCCAAATAACAGGTTTTGAATCAGAACAGTTAACAAACAACATAGCTTTACAAAAGGAGCAACAAGCAGTTGCACAAGAAAATGCAGATGCTCAATTAGAAGCATTTTCAAGTCTAGCAGGAGCATTAAGTGGGTTAGCAGGGGAAAATAAAGAATTAGCAGCAGCAGGAGCATTGATTGACACTTATGCAGGTGCAAACAAGGCTTTTGCTCAGGGGGGTGTTGCAGGTTTTGTTTCAGGTGCAGCTATAATTGCAGCAGGATTAGCTAATCTAAAAAAAATATATGAGACACCAGTGTCAGGTAGTAGCGGTGGATCATCTGGAGCAGGTGCTATTGCTCAACCTCCTGCACCTCAAATGATGTCAGGAGCGTTTCAATTAAGCGGAGGACAAGCACCTGAAGCTATGAGAGCTTATGTAGTAACTGACGAAATGACTAATAGTCAGAACCAGTTAGCTAATATTAGAAGAAGAGCTACAATTTAAAAATCAAATAAATACTAATTAAATCTATTTAATAATATGCCACCATGCGAAGAATGTGAAAACGGAAAAGTAAAATGGGGAAAAACAGGAAGCTGTGAATATGACTCAATAGCTGAATGTGAAGCCGCTAATAAAGACTATTACGAAAAGACTACATCTATTGTAGAACTAGTTATTGATGATGATAGCCAAGAACTAGCTATTGATGCTATTAGTTTAGTATCTAGCCCAGCCATTGAGCAAGACTTTGTGTTCTTTGGCAAAGAGAAAAATAACTTGACATTTGCTAAAATTGATGAAGAAAAGCGTATGCTAGTATCTCCAGCTTTGATCCCTAACAAGCAAATCTTTAGATATGATCCTAATACTGATTCTGAGTATTATGTATATTTCAGTCCTGATACAGTTAGAAAAGCTAGTGAGTTATATTTAAAACATAACAACCATCACAAAGCAACTTACGAACACCAAGATAGAGTGTCTGGTGTATTGACTGTTGAATCTTGGATTATAGAAGATAGTAAAAAAGATAAGTCAACTCTTTATGGCTACGAATTACCTAAAGGCACTTGGATGGTTAAAATGAAGATTGAGAACAATGAACTTTGGGATAAAGTAAAAGCAGGAGAGCTTAAAGGACTATCTATTGAAGGTTATTTTACAGATAAGATGGCTAAAATGTCTGAAAAGACTCCAACTGATGAAGAGATATTATCAGCTTTAAATGAAATAATACGCGAAAATCAAACAAAATTAAAATAATTCTATTATATTAAAAAAGAACCTATGGACATTAAAGAACAAATATTAGTAGCACTTGGCTTAAATAAAGCTGAAGAAGAAATCAAATTAGCTTGGCAAGCAAAAGGAGAGGATGGTACAATCTATGTATCTACTGCTGAGGAGTTAGAAAGCGGTGTGGACATATCAGTTCTCACTGAAGATGGCACAACCATAAAACTTCCAAGCGGAACATATCGTACTGATACTGGTGTATCTTTTAGGGTAGAAGAAGAAGGTATAGTAGCTGAGGTCATTGAATCAGAAACTGAAGAAGTTGATACTGAAGAAGAAATAGATGCAAAAGAAGAAAAAGAATACAGCGAAATGGCAGAAGCTGTTGAGTTTGCTTTTCCTGAATCAGACGCAGAAAAAGCTGACTGGGCTAAGTCTTATGAAGAAATGAAGGATAAAGTTGATAACTTAATGGACGCTGTTGCTGATTTGAAATCTAGAATGGGGGAAGGTGATACGGAAGATGTAGAAATGGCAGAAGAAACTACTGAAGAAGTATCTGAAAAACCTAAGACAATCAAGAAAACAGAAACAGTTGAATTTTCAGCAGAAGAAGAATTAAAAAAACTAAAAGCTGAGAACGAAAAACTTAAAACGGAATTAGCAGAAAGTCCAGCTGATACACCGATTAATACAAACAAATTTAGCTCAGAAAGACCTACTCCTACTGCACAGGATTTTAGAAGAATGACAAGTCAGGAGAAGTTCTTATATAATTTAAATAAATAATAATAACAAAAAAATAAAAAAAAATGGCGTTTACTACAACAAGTAATTTTGCAGGGAAGGCAGCTGGTTTTTACATCAGTGCTGCATTAAAGGCTTCAAACTCGTTAGATTATCTAACAATGATAGAAAATATCAAATACAAAAGTAACATACAGGCAATGAATAACACTGTTTCAGCAGTAGCTGATGCAACTTGTGATTTTAATTCAGCAGGTACTCTTGCTTTAACAGAAAAGGTTTTAGAACCTAAAAATCTTCAAGTGAATTTAGACCTTTGTAAGGCAACTCTCTTAGACTCATGGGAGGCTTTACAAATGAGAGCAGGTGCAGGCGCACCTCCTCCAGCATCTTTTGATGACTATGTAATATCTTACATGGGCGATATTATTGCACAAGCGACTGAAGATTCAATTTGGAGTGGAACTGCTGTTGCAGGAAAATTCAATGGATTTAATGGTGCTGTAACTGGTTTATTATTGCCAGGAGTTGATGCAACAGTTGTTCAAGATGCAGCAACAGGGGCTTATGTACCAGGAAACATTATTGCAAACTTACAAGGGGCAGTTCAAGCAATACCAGCTAATGTATTAGGTAAAGAAGATTTGCATATATACATGAACCAAACAACTTACCAAGCATATATTTCAGCAGTATCTACTTTAGGATATGTTAATGCTTACAATATGAATGGAGACTATAAGCCAATGTTTGAAGGCTACAAAATCGCTGTTTGTAACGGAATGACTACAAACGAAATTGTAATAGCTCAGAAGTCAAACTTGTTTTTTGGAACTGATTTGTTATCAGATGCAACTAGAATTGCTTTGATGGACATGGCTGCTTTAGATGGATCAGACAACATGAGATTAGTTGCTCGTTACTCGGCAGGTGTTCAGTCAGGAACTGGAGCTGATATCGTAAGACAATCGTAATAGCACAAAGTAGGGGGCGTAAAAACCCCCTCTTTTTAACTTTTAAAATAAAAAAAACATGGCTTGTGGAATATTAAGTAAAGGTAGGGGGTTAGATTGTAATAGGATTAGTGGTGGAATTAAATTTATTTATTTTGCTGTATATGATCAAGTAACCTCCATACCTCAAACATCAGGAGAAATTACTGATATAGAAATGGGATCAAATGTATTATATAGGTACACAATGCCTTTAGGTGTTGCGAGTCTTACAGATACAATTGTTGGTAATCGTGAGAATGGTACGATTTATTACACTCCAAGTTGTAATATTATCTTAAACAAACTCACAAAAGAAGATCAAAATCAAATAAAATTATTAGGTGCTACAAAGACAATTGTATTTGCTCAATTAAATCAACAACTAACAAACGGACATGATGTGATCGTTGGATTAGGAACAACTAACGGAATGGAACTTAATGCAGGTACTATGGAAAGCGGTAGTGATTTTGGTTCAAGAAATGGATATACACTTACCTTTGATGGTATGGAGGCTTTACCTTTCCCAATGGTTGCGGATTATACAACAGAGCCATTTGATAATGCAGGATTCACAATGGGTACTATTGTAACATCTTAATTAGTAGTTTTCATATATATTTCTGAGGGGAGAGTAGTTTAATACTACTCTTTTCTTTTATATACCAAATAAATAATGACTTTTTCTATTATATAGTGTATGATACAAGCAATAACAGAAACTAACCTAACAACTTACTTACAGACTGAAGATAATCGCATAGACACTTCAGTAGGATCAGATAAGATAAGACACTTAGTAAAGTTCACTAATGACATGGATAAATCTATTCAGTATGCTTATTCAACAGTTCATTTAATCTATGATAGATACACAAAGTTTGTATTTGATTATAATGCTACTCCTAATGTTTATACTGGAAAAGTTGATTTTTTACCTTCTGGATTTTGGAAATATGAAGTATATGAAATAAGTTGGGTAGGTGCTGTAACAATATCTTTAGGTAATGCACCTGCTAACGAGAATGATGTTTTAAGCCCTCCTGCTGCAACTAAAGGCATAGTGCAAGGGTTAGTGACCAAAGGCAAGATGTATGTAGCAGACAAAGCAGGAACGGCTCAAGTACAATACACACAAAGGCAAGAGCCTAGTGGCACAAATTATATATATTACGGACAATAAAAAAATAAAAAAATGGCAATAGAAAATGTACAACAACTCTTAATGGAGCAACTAGGTAAAAACGGAGGTACTGAAATTTTTACAACAGCAGCACAAACTAGCAAGGACTGGTACTGTGTTTACTTTCCAGTTGAAAGTGTAGTAGCTTCAATTACAGTAGCAGATGCAACTGGTGAGGCAGCTCTACATACGACTTTAGCGGCAGGGACAACCTTGTTTATGAATGTAACTGCAATTACTCTTACAAGTGGTATTGGAATAGGTTATCATGAAGGAGCTACTACATAGGATATGTTAGCACTTAAATTAGGTATAAGTTTAAATAACATCAAAGCAGGTGGTGGTGGTGGTGGCGGTAGTCCTGTTGACACTATGATTGCTGACTTTGAAACAAGAGTTACAACTGATGGTGGTACTTTTGGGGGAAGTTCTTGCTTGAATACTATATTAACCGCTTTAAATGATATATCATGACATTATTAGATGATGCTAAAATAATTACAACTGCTAATGCAGGTAAAGCAGGAACTCTTTATAGTGTTAAACCAGACTCAGGTTTAGCCGATCTAGATATTACAAGAGCAACAACTGCCACAAGAGTAAACCCTTCAGGCAATATAGAGTCTGTTGCTGTTAACGAGCCTCAATTAGATTATTCAGATGGTAGTTGTCCAAGTTTTTTAGTAGAACCTCAAAGAACTAATTTATTTACTTATAGCACAGGTATGCCAAGTGGTGGGTGGGCAGGGACTGCTACTTATAATGCCAATACCGTTGTTGGACCTGATGGAACGACCACTGGGAATCTTATAGAAGATCC